TTCTTTATCAATCCTCCATAAAAATTTTTTAAATCTTTATAGAATTTAATTTGTCTCATAGCCACTGCTGTTCTTAGCATAAATCTGCCTCTGACAAATTTCGTTTTGTTTCTTCCAGTTCTATGACCATACTCAACATGGTGTGCATATGAAGTCATAGAAAAAACAATTTGAGAGAATGCTTTTCCAGTTAATCTTCTTCCGTTTTCTCTTTGCCAAGAATTTTTTAAATTTCCAGTGTCAACAGGTGTTAAATCCTTAACATCTGTCTTTAAATCTTCTGCTTGTAGCATTAAAAATCTTTCAGTAGATTTTGGAGCTTGAGTTTTTATTTCGTCAAGAATTTTGTCAAACTTTTTAAATCCTTTAAGTTCCATAATCTACCTCGTTTTCAGATACTTCTGTTAAAACTATTTCCTTATGTTTTATTATGCTATATGCCAAAGGTTTAGATGCTTTGAATATATAAATAGCCCCATCAGCTTTCCTTGTAACTTTTAGTAAGTCATTTTGCTTTATATCTACACCCAAACCAACAAACAACTTATATTCTTGTGAACTACTGTTGACTGGTCCAGGTATTACACCTCTCAACCATTTCTGAGAAAGTCTGCAAGGGATATCTTTTAATATTTCTCTTTGTTCTTCAAATGCTCCACCATATTCATCCACTACTACAACAGATCTAATAACTGTAACTCTATCATTATGTAATTTATCCAGTATTCCCATTTTTTATAGTACCTACCTTCCTAAATCTAAATAATTGGCTTTTTAAAGATAAAAACATTTCATCAGTAGAGTTACTACTTGTGTTATATTCTATTGTGGTATCTCCCTCAGTTACTTTAGAAATATTCCCTTGTAAGTTTGTTTCTTCAATAGACTTTAATGCTAAATGCTCTGTAAATGGTTCTATGAGTTCAACTGGAAAATCATCTCTATTCATAAAATTTAAAGATTTTCTAACTAAAATAGTTACTTGAATTTTCAACTTAGCTTCATTGCTAATATCTGTTAATTTTTTCACTTTTTCAACTATTTTATTGTAAAGTTCTTCCATCTTTAACCTCCCAATATGAAAAAAGCAGGAGTTTTTATTCTCCTGCCTCTGTCACAAGGTTATTATTTCTTAATATTTCTACCTCAGTTTCATCAGATGTTGAGTAAACTCCATCTTTGAATTGAATAGAAGTTCCAACTATAATTAGATTTTTATAACTAGATTTAAAAGTTATTTCTTTTGCTTCTTCAGAATTAGCTGTTTCTTCTACTACTTCATTTAATTCTTCAATTACTTCTTCATTTTGCTTTTTGTTATCTTTTGCCATTACAACCTCCTATTATATTTTTACATTTTTAACATGTACTTGGAATGGTAATTTCTTTATTTTATGAGCATATTCTCCATGGAAAAAGTAAGTGTCTGCTAAACGTGTTTTTGCAGCTAATTCTTCTTTTATTGGATATAATTGTTCTAAACTTACTTCATTTAAGTTAATTAATAAAAATTCATTTGCAGCTAAAGACATAGCTGGGAATACTGATACAACACCAGCATTTGTAACTATTTCTGTTATTTTAGATCCTGTTACTTTTTCTGTTATATCTGTTCTGGCAATATCCTTATTCATTTTGTTAATTTGAACTCCTATAGCCCAAGGTACACAAACAAAATATTTTCCTGATTGTAAATCAGCAGCTCCAGGATTTCCTTTATCAACTATTGCTTTTACAGCTGTAGTCAATAAATCTATTGAGAAAGGTTGATTTCCAGCATCTAAAACTATTCCATGTTCTTTAATTAAAGATTTGATTCCTGCAGAGTGTCTTATATCTCCATTAATATATTTAATTCCATTTAATAGCTTATTCTCCATAGTTCCCAATAATTCATCTTTTTTCTTTTGAGATTCTATTTCCCTTGCACTTAATCCACCTTGTCCTTGTGGGTGAGTGTGTTTCATAGTTTCAGTAATTTCATATTTATCATAGATAATACCTGTGATATTTGTTATATGCTTAGATAGTCTAACAGTTGAATCTTTTAATTCGCCTCCTTCTTCAATCTCAATACCTAAACTTTGAACTATTGTATTTGCTGCTATATTTCCAACAGTAGATGTTGTACCAGCATATCCTCTTATAACATCAGCTTTATTATCAGTTTTAACTTTAGTTATTTTAACTATTTCATCATCGATAGATAATAGAGCATCTTTAACTAATACATCAGCATCAACTACTTGAATTTCAGTCGCTCCAGCATTTAAAGCAACTTTTAAAGTTGAACTTGTTTTTCTTTCATATGTATCAACCCATTCTATTGTAGTTGAACTAGCTGCTCCAATTCTTCCACCTCTTAAAATATGTGAAATTATTTGAGATGTGTTTGGGTTTACCAATGTTAATTCATCTGAAATATCATTTGAAATAGATTGAGTTGTTGAACGAACTTTACTATCTATTTTTTCTCCTGCAAATAATTGGATGTTAAATTCTGTCATTCCTAAAAGTGTTTTATAATGTTTCATTATTCATTACCTCCTGAATTTTCTAATTCTTGTTTCGCTCTTACATAGTTAGCTCTGTCTATATCAGAACCACTTTCAAAAGCTTTTTTCTTCAATTCTTCTAATTGAGCCTTTTTATCAGCTCCACCATTACTTCCACCATTCATTGCACCTGGTACTCCACTAGCACCAAGTCCTTTTACATATTCTCCCATTGCTTCTGCAAAACCTTTAACAGATGTTTCTATTTCTTCTTCTGTAACTCCACTAATTCTATCTAAGAATTTTTCTGGCATTTTATATTTTGCTAATGTAGTTCTTTTTATCTCATCTGTCTTAATCTTTGTAAGTTCAGCATTCTTTGCATCTAAATCTTTTTGAATCTTATCAATTTCTTTTTTGTGCTTTTCTTCTGCAGTAAGATTAGCATTTTTAATTCTTTCTTCATAATCTTCAATAGATTCATTATGCTGTCTTTCAAGTTCTTTTTTAGCTTTTTCAAACTTTTCATTTTCTCTTTTAAGTCTAGTTTCTATCATTTTGTCTACTTCTTCTTGAGTAAATGTTTTTGGTTCTCCTGGTTCTGCAAATAGTTGAATATTAAGTTTAAATTTTTTCATTTTCTCCTCCTGTTTAAAGTCCTGTGTGACTGTTTTTTTTATCCAGGTGTTTTATGTCCTCCAGTACGACATTATTTATCTCTATACCTCCTTTCTTTGCAATAAAAAAGCACCTAGTTTTTAGCTAAGTGCTCTTGGTTTAATTATTTTATTTAGTTCTTTCTCTAAAAAAATCTTTCCAGTAAGGGTTTTCTTTATCAAAAATTTCTTTTTGTTCTGGTGTTAAGTTGTGTGGATAATCTGCAAATAAATTAAAGATTTTTATTTTATCAAAACTAAACATGTGTTTACCGACAGAATCTAAATCATCTATCCACCATACTCTATCATTTTTATTTTTCTTATAAAAATCACTTAGCATATCCACCTTCTCCTTTATTTTGTTTATCTTTAGCTGTATTTATGTAACCTAATAGGTTTTTAAATTCCTCACTATTTTTGCAAGAATCTACTTCTATTAAAACATTTGATTTTTCAAATTTTATACCGCCAACTGAATAAGAAGTTTGACACCCAAATCTAGTTTTTAAAACAGAACTATCTAATTTTTTAAAGCCATTTTCTGTTTCTGACTGCAACTCTAAGTATTCAAAACCTCTATTCCCTATTCTTATTATCGCCGCATGTTTACCTGTTTCTAGATAATATTCTTTTTTTTCTTCTACAAAAGTAAGTAACTCTTTAACAGCATTGTAATCATTTGCCCTTTTTATAACTTTACTTTCAATACCATCTAAATTAGCAATTTCAACTATGTTTCTTGTTGTGGCAAAAATTTCTGTAGATATACCACCTCTAAAATCTAAAACATCATACCCATTTCTATTTCCTATATAAGCAAATGCTAGAGAAGAACAAGAACCTTTTGTTTGGTCTCCTCCACCTAATTTTTTAATTATTTCTTCAGTTGTTAATTCTTTTTGTAGTTTTTTAACCTCATTATACTCTACTTTATCATTTTGAGCCCATGCCATTGTAAATGTATTAGGTACTGGTTCTTTAGTTATACTCTTATTTTCATTATTTGTCAATGCTTCTTTCTCATTGCTTTCAATATCTTTTCCACCAATTTCTTCTCTGCCTTGCTTGATTAAATTTTCATAGTCAACAATCGGTATTGTTGTACTTCTACACCTTGGATGCATTGGTGGATAATTAAGTCCTACTGCTGCTTTTTTTGTTTCAAATACTTCTCCATGCAACTCAGAACAAATTTGACTGGTCCTGCTGTCTAATGTAGCGCTAAACTCATATTTTTCTATTCCTGCTTCTTTATACCCATCTAGTGTAGCCTGATTTAAAGTATAATTAACTTCCGTTCTTAAAAGTCTTTCAACATCATTCTTTTTAGCTGTTTCAAATCTTTCAGAAACTCTTTTAGTCATAGTTTGAAGATTGATACCTTGTATCATTCCATTTACTATTTCTTGCTTCACTGTTTGAGCTAGTTTATCAGCATTACTCCAAATTCTTTGAGAGAAGTTTGAACCACTCCAAGGTCTATCCAAGACTGTTTTTATTTTATCTCTACTTACGATAGCATTAATTCCTAAATCTTTTGTTACTTCTATAAAGGTATCTTTATAAACTGATGTTAAAGCATTCTTAGCACTATCTTCAACTCCAAAGATAAGTTTCACCATTTCCATATCTATTTGTGCTTTAAGACTATCTAAATGGCTCAAACGACTTCTAGCAGATAATGTTTCAATCTCTAAATAAAGTTTTTTAGCTTCCAGAGGAGCAGTCTTTAAAAGTTTATTATATTCAGCCATATATTCATGTAAATCTTTTTTCCAGACTTTATATTCATCGCCTTTTAAAAGTTTCAAAGCCTCATGATAACTTAAATTGTTATCTTTCATATAAGTTGTACCTATTCTACTAAGTTCTTTATTTATATTTTGCTTAGCCTTTTCAAGTGCAATCTTATACTCTTTTTCTACATCTTGTATTGTAGTAAAGGCCTTAGCTTCTCTTTTAACTTGCCTTTCTTGCCAATAATCTCTATTCTTTTGAGCCATTAGCACCAACTCCAAGTGGAGTATTCATATCTTTTTCTGCATTGATATCTTCTTCAGCTTTTATTTTTTCTAACTCTCCTTTTGCATCTTCTATAAAAGGCAAAGTAGATAAAATAGTCTCATGTGATACTATTCCTTGTAATTTTTGAGCTGTATCTGCTGCTTCAACCAAATTCTTAGGAATATTTCTTGTAAAGACTTTTTGAATATCCTTGGAGCTAATTTTTAAATTGTAGAAATCTATCATAAGTTGTAATCTTTGGTTAATAGCCTTTTTAAAATACATTTCTTTTTGTGCTGCTAATTGTTCTAGTGCTAATAACTTATATCCAAGTGCTACACCTGAGCTATTTCCTGAAAACTCTTTGTCCTGCATATCTGGTATCATAGAAAACTTATGAATATCTTGATTCAATCTATTTTTATTGTTTTGAGCATAAGTATCATTAACTTGTTTTATTAACCACTTAGCATCACCATCATCATTAATTAACATTAACTTATTTTCTTTCACTTCTTTTAAAGTTTCTTTATCTGTTCCACCTACATTTGTTAAAACTAAAATTGCATCTGTAAAATCTGTCATATCATCAATAGAAGTTGATGTGATAGTATTATATCCATCTATTAAAGAGATAACATTTTTAAAATCTCCATTAGCTCTTTTATTATTCAAAAATTCAATAATTGGAACTTGATTAAATCCGTGTAACTTACTTTCACCTTTTGTAAATGGAACTTCTCTTTTTCCATCTTCGTTGATGTATTCATAAGTTGTAATATTTCTATCATCATAAACTTCTAAAGTATATTGCCATTTATTGTCTTTAGTCTTTACTCTATCCCATCTAACTGCAGCTATTATATTTTTTTTAACAGTTTTATCTCTTAAAATAACACAATCCCTTGGATCAATAACTATATTTCCAATAGTATTATCCAAATCTTTATACCAAAGTTCATATGATTTTCCAAACACACTTAAATTAGACGCGTGTTCAAAGTTCTCTTGTTGCTCTTCTTCTGTTGCTAAATATTCAGATAACTTTTCAAAGTCTTTCTTAAATTTTCCTTCTTGTAAAGTATAAGATATTGGCTTTCCTAAAAAATATGCAGTAGCTATTGTTGATATATATTCAGGATAATTATTTACTAATTTAGCGTCTTTTTTATCAGCTGTTCTGTCTTCATTTTTTAATATTTTATGTTTTCCACTATAATAATCTTCCATTTTTTGCAACTCTGGTAATTCATCTTTTATAAATGCTTCAAGAGCTTCTTTTAATTCCTGTACATCCATTAGTCCTCCTTTCTATCTTATTCCAAGGCTATTTCTGTCTAAAGTTCTAATTCCACTATTTCTCATATAATCTTCCAGTGCATATCTCATAGCGTCCATTAAGTGATTGAAATCATCAATGGGTTTGTTTACTGCTTTTCCAAATTTATCCTTATCCCAAGCATAATTGGAAATCTCTGTCAAAAAATTTACACATCTAGGATGAATAAAAATTTTAAAATCTTGGATAAACTGTATTCCAGCATTAATACT